CACGGATGGAAATCTTCCGCTGCAAACAAAAACAGGCTGACTAATTATCAACCTGCTTTTGTATCGTATCGTTATAAACACGCGAGGATCTTTCATAGTAATGCGGATAACAGGACTTGAACCCATATATAATGAAAAGAAAAAGCACTGCAAAACCGTAGATCTAGCTAATATACGGCTTGGCATTGCTTTTATCCTGCGTTAAATGAAACATTTTTTCCTCGATAGTAGGCATTTTTCATAAAAAGTTCACACGAAAGTTCACACGAAAATAAGGTGTCAATTAGTGGATATCTGTGAAATATTCCGGCTAAAAAGCGTTAGAGTTTCAGACAAGAGTCTAACACTGCCTGCCCCTCCGTGATAATTAGCACCATAATCTGCATCGACAGTAAAAACCAATTCACAGTTGGAATCGTCCTTCTTTTTAGCATTAATCAAAATACAATACTCCCATCTTATAACATCAATAGGCTTAACGCTATATCTGATACAGACACTGGTAAATAAACATTGCTCATCAAAACATAAGCTTCCATTCCCGATCTTATCAAAAGAACGCAAAACATCATAGGCACATTTTAATGCGTCTTTGGGTTTAGCCTGAACTTCAATACTCACTTGGGTACTCATTACAAATCATCCCCCATCTATATTAAAATAACTATATCTACTATATCCTATTTCCGTAAATATTTCTACAAGAATACATATTTAGGCGTTAATTTTAAAAAAGTCCCGGAGGATTATGAACCCCGGGACTCTGCAATGTTATTTGTTAAATAAAGAATAAAATGTATTCGGCCCGCAGCTGCCTGGTACTGTAAAAAGAGTTGTGACGTGTCCACCTGCTTCACCACCCGGGGGCTCATTTTACCATGTATAGCCGCAATTGCTGCACTTAAATGTTTTATTGATCTTCTTGCTAAACAATCCAAGTCCAAATACGGAAGCGGTTCTTTCCAGCGTTTTGATTTTAGATACCTGAGAACTGCCGCAAGTAGGGCATTTGGGGGTGTTGATATTGGGGTGTATTCCTTGTGCAATCTTTGCTATCACCTCTGCCTGCGTGTCTTCCCCTGAATGCTCGCTGACTAAAAATTGTATAATGCTTAACCTGTCCCCTTGTGCCAAGTTCTGTTCAATGGGTTTTTTCACCTCTTCTGAACCATATAACAGTAATTGCTGAATTGGGTACCAGTAGTGGATGTGGTGGCTATTTCCGGAGCTGCCATCTGAATAAACATTAATTATCGATAATCTTTCATATATTTGGGCAGATATTTTCTTCATAGTGTTTTCAGACAATCGTGTAAAATCTACCAATTCAAAACAATTTTTGATTGTAACCCAGCTGCAATAGAATTCAGCCTTCATAGTCACATTTAATATTGTAAGAGCAATTTTATCATTTGCTATCCTTTTAGCTTCGCTATCACAGTTTAAAATCTCTCTCTGAATACTATCTACATTTGACTTAATCTTGACAAAGATCATGTTAAAATCTTCGTTGTAAAATTTCAAATTATTCATAAAGTCTTCAGTTTGTGCCATGATTGCATCTAACTGAAATGATATATCAGGCATCCTATTTACTTCATCAGCCTCATTATTCGTATCCAACGGATAACCGCAATGAATACAAGCCGGTGACTTATCCGATATTTCTTTCCCACATTCTGGACATTTTATAAGCGCCATAATAACCCCTTTCTTCGACCAATTATTACTAATTATAGAATAGCCTCCAATGCTTTAAATGTCAATCACTCTGAGTTATTATAAAAAGCAGAAAATAAAAAAGCCCTCCTGATCATATCACAATCCGGAGGACTTCCTTTTTATTAATGAAACAATGCGTAAAACGTATTCGGTCCGCAGCTGCCATCCACCGTCAAACCGTGATCCTTTTGGTACTGCCGGATTGCCGTATCACATCCGGGGCCGCAATTGCCGTCAAATCCCTTGGGATCGTACCCCTTGCTATACAGCATGGCCTGGCAGATGTACACTAAGTCCCCTTTACTGCCTTTTTTGACCGCCCGGCAAGCCGCTTTCGTCTTCGGCCCGAAGGAACCGTCTACAGCCAGTCCTGCGCCGTAGGTGCGGTTGTGGTACGTTTGGATGGCCGCGCATAGTGCTGTCTTAAGATCCGCTACAGACACTCTCAAATATCCGTCTACCCAAGTACGGATCTGTGAGGTTGTCTGATCCGTGTGCTTGCCTTTGTACTCCTCGGATCCAACAATACCTGCCTTGACCTGATCCCTGGACATGGTACCGCTATCCAGCCCTCCCGTCCAGTGTGTAAGGCCGGTTGCATCCGGCTCCCGGCCAAGCAGCTCCCGGTATAGGCCGGTTACATAGTCCACGTTTCCGCTGTCTGCGGCCTCTGTGGGCGCCGTAGCCGTATCATCGTCCTGCACATAACGTTTTACACATACAAGGCCTTTATTGCCCTTTGTGGTGCCGGTCTTTGCGTTGTATCTGCTCTTGCAGTAAGTGGCCATATCCTTATAGGATGGGTTGCCACTGCCATGACCACACAAGGTGGCGCTACCGCCGCTGATGGAGTAAACCATCTCGACATGCCCGATACACAACGGACGGCTTGAATCTGTACCGGCAAACAATAAAATGTCTCCGACTCTTAACTGCGCGGGGTTGGTCGGTACGCCATTGGTTGTGGATACATCCACGATGCTCCCCAGCGTGGAGTTGTACATGCCGGCAGTATTGCCGCCGATGTAGCTTAGACCGATATCAGCCTTTTTGTATGCCAGCCGGATCGAGCTGGAGCAATCCGAATAATACTTACCATCCGTGTGCGGCGTGAAGGCGCATTCGCGCCTAGTGGTATCCTGACTGTAGAGATTGCGGCCGATGCACTCTTGATAAATATCTGCTACTGCTTTTCTCTTCGATTCTGCTGTCATTATTCTTTATCTCCCCCTTCACTTAATTCGGGCAGCCCGGCAACGGACGTCAGCAGGGATAAGCCCCCTGCCAAAATCGACGCGGACAATACCATAATCCAGTTTACGTCCGACAATACTATTGACGTCCCAATTGTTGCAATGGCGGTTTGTGCCATTGTCTTAATCGCCCTAATTCCTGCTGCTTTAATCCACTGTTTGCTCATAATCTCATTTCCTCCTTTTTTACGCGAGCAACAAAATAGCACCTACGATACTGCCGATAACGGCGGTTGCAAGTGCTGTTATGATCGCTGTTTTGATTTGTGACATGCGGGACGCTGGCTCACTTTCAAGCTTTTCCAGACGTTTGCCCTGTTTTTCTAGTTCCTTTGCCATGCGCTCCATGTTAAGCGCTAATTTCTCGATGGATACTATCATTGCCTGCATGGCTTTCGCCTGTTCTTCCTGGGCGCTCATGCGGTGCTTCAGCGATCCAATCTCATGCTCATGGCCTTTTAAGGTTACTGCAATTTCCTCGTCTGTCATAGCCACCTTCCTTTCTTACCTCTCTAATAGCTGTCTTAATGTTTCAAAATCCCAATAAATGGACTTTCCGTTTTGTATGATCCCGATCCCCGGTACCCCGTCGTAACAGTACAACCGCAACCTTCCGGCACCATCCGTCAAAGACAGCTCTGATCCAGCCTTGCTGATGCTGGGAGGGACCGCCGGGTCTATCGGTTCTTTTTCTGGCCCGGTCAAAGCCCGGCGGACGCACATGATCCCCCTGCCACTGCTGTACCGGCTAGCATTGTAGGAGGCCATATCCTTAATTACCGGCCCCCATCCGGATCCGTGGCCGATCAGCTGGCTGTCTCCCATGTACATCTCTACATGGCCCACTGTGCCGCTCCCGCCGTCATAGAACAGGAGATCCGCCGGGTACATTACGGACGCGTCCGGATGGCCTCCGCTGATTGACATGGATACCGTCGTGAGTCGGCTGGACATGATCTGCGCGCCGGTATAATCTCCAATATCAATACCCAGAACCTGTTTATGCACCCACCACTGGAGGGAAGAACAGTCGGAGTATCCGGTCGGTTCATCACCTACCTGATACCGGCGGTCATCTTGGGTATAGTAGTTTTTTCCAACTCTCGTTACCTCTTTCGCGACCAGCTGGCGGCGCAGTTCTGCATCTGTAGCCATTTACCTACCCTCTTTTCTTTAGAGTGTACCAGTCTGTGCGAATAGTATAGTAATGGTCATAGCAGCGGTTGTGATCGAAGTCGTGGAGACGTTACGAAGATCCATCCGGTTAGCCCTAACCAAAATTGGCACTAAGCTTGTCGATCCAGCATAAAATCCGATAACTCCCACTTCTGTATAACCAGACGGTACCGAGTAGGTGAATGTTACGGCTGTAGCAGCACCCGCCGCAATTGTTGTTGAAGGACCTGTTACTGTTACTACTTTTAATAGCCCGTTCAACTTCGTGTCTATGGTATCGACACTTGTCTGCAGTCCATCGATTTGTTCCTGTATGTTTCCGGTCGATCCACCCGAGTTGTTTATTTCCTCTACCGACACCGTGATTCCCAAGTCCTCAAGAGATGTAGGATCTCCTCTATCCCCTTGCGGACCGGCTATCCCTGCGCATGCGAATGACCAATACTCTGACCCATCCGCGGGCATCTGTGCCGAGCATGTAGCCTTACAAATCCACAAGCCATTATCATACGCCACACAGTCCACAAACATTTCATCGTTCCGGTACTCGGCAATGCCGTTCCAATCCCCCCGGAAGCGCATACTTGTACCTTTCGGTCCCTCCACGGGTCCCAGATCTATCTCTGCCATAATATTTTCCCTTTCTTACATCGTTTGAATTAGCCGCCCATTTACGATAGATAAATTTGGCGGTGTGTCACCGTCCTTATAACTCATATACAGATGACCGTCCCTGACCTGCATCGCGAATTGACCGGTTAAAGTGACCGTTGCCCCTGGCGCTCCTGCGGGTCCGGTAAAGTCCCCTGCCTCTCTGCGGGCCTCCAGATCCTCCGCCACCGCATTAGCATAATCCCTTGCGGTATTAGCCTCTGTTATCGCCGTATTCGCGACGATAATGACAGCAGTAACATCCTCGGTCAGCGCCTGCACTATCTCGTCCGTGGCCTCTCCGATCAGCTCCTGCATATCCTCATAGGTGGCAATCCGCTTGGTAGTCCCTGCGGAAAAGCACAAATATGCCGCCTTGCCATCTGTACACAAGGGATCACTTGCCAGGACCACAGCCCATTCGCCTGCCCGTAACTTGTTCGGATCGAGGTCTGCATAATTACCCCGACGCATTAAGATTGCCATGTCTACCCCTCCAGTAAATCCTTCATTGTCTCGTAACTTAAGAATAAGCTTTTACTGTCCTGCGAAAACTGTACCAGCGGACGCCCGTCGTATGTTTCGGCAACCAGCGCGCTTCCGGAGTCCATTAGTCTTACTTCGGCTCCGTTGCTTTTCGCTAAAAAGCTTCCCTTTGTTTCACCGTCCACCACCAGGGTCAGGCGGCTCTGCCCGGCGTTTGCACTTAGGGTTGCTCTTTCCGCCCCGCCCTCCGTCAGCTGCACAAGAACCCCCGCCGGGTCGGTAATAGAGATTCCGGCCTGATATCCGTTGCTTGACTCCACATACACGCGCCCCGCGAACAGCGAGACTTTGTTGCCGTTGTAGTTGATTGTGATTATCGAACTGTTAGTTCCCGCGGCATTAACATTTATAGCGCCGCCGTCCATGTGGAAATCCTTGGAGTACACATATCCGTCAGCCCGGGCGTAAAAGGTACCGCTGAAGCTCTGGCCGCTATTGGTTGACTTTTGGCAGGAAAAAACCCAGTCCGCCGCAGAGCGTGGGGACTTTATCCGGGTGCGGTATATTACACCGCTGCCTGCGTCATAGTCCCGGTATATGGCTTCCTCATCGATGCGCCATCCCCCGATTGTGGCTTTAAATGCTGACAGGTCATCCACGTTAATCCATTCTGCGTTAATCCCGATAACACTAAGGACATTCAGGACGGCATTCCCGTCACTGTCAAGCCCCGCGTTCCAGGTTTTCCCGCCATCAGAGGATACGGCGAAGACATTGCCCGCCATGCGCCAAACGTGCTGCGATTCCTCGCGTGTTGGCTTGTCGTGCATGTAAAAAATTGTGGAGCCATCCTGTAAGATCTCTTCGCTTTTAAAGGCTCCAAAACTTTGCGTTACAAGGCTTGTCAGGCGCTGCACTGCCAGATCATAGGTAGATATCTGCTTTTGCGTCTCTTTACGGGCTGCTACGACTGCCTTTGTGGCGGCGCTGTAGGATGCCGCACTATTGGCCGAAGGCGTTTCGGCGTCACAGCTAATGGACATCGTTGCTCCAATAGTAAATTGCAGATTGGTGATAAAACAGGGATATGCGTTGCCTTTGCGGTCTGACACAATTGCAGGATCCCCGGCCTCTATGGACGGGTCGCCTAAACAAGTCACAGACAGCGGCCGGAAGCGCATGCCGCCTATTTTTCTGTACAGAACCGATGCAGCCGCTTCGCCTTCCCCGTCCAGGATGAGGGGATTGCTCTCCATCTGCAGGACATAACCTTCTGTACCTGCTAAGGTTTCAGCACCCTCCGCATCGGTAACGCAGATGCCGGTTATGACTACATCGTCTGTGCAGATTTCCTGGCTTTTCAGGTTGTATATATGATGCCAATTTTTCAGCTCATCAAGAGATCCGCCGTCGGCTTCGTCCCCTGTCGTGTAATCCGCAAAGTCTCCGCCGTCGGCATTATCCCCGCTGATGTATCGGTCCGGATCACTCCTGTCAAAATACTGGCCGTCTAAGCCGTCCAGTGACGTAAACAGGTCTGTCTTATACCATGCAAGCCTTAGCGCTCCGGTCGTATCGCAGCGCGCATAATAGCCGCCAATTTGAGCCACGTAGGCAACTACCTCCCGGAAGGTTAGCGCTTCATCCTCCGGGCGCTGCCGGACAATATACCCCTGCTGGTCAAATTGCGACGTCGCAAGGGTAACGCCGCACACCTGGCAGGCATCACGCAGGATCTGTGCCAGTGTGGCCGGATACTGCAGTGTACTTTCAGAGTATGGACGGTCAAACTTTTCCAGGTTATCAAGGGCTGATATGTTTACCAGCATGCCCGTAGCCTTCGCTGCGTCCACCGTAAACACACCCTTATTCATCCACTCCGTCCGGTAGTCGGATAGAACCATTCCAACCGACGGACGTATGACCGCGCCCTCGAAGTCGTACAAAGAAAATTTGTCGTCGAAGTTGTTTAAGGTGAATTTACACTGGCCTATCACCGCAGCCCCGACGTCAAAGGATCCACTGCCGGATGTCCCGTCATCGATCCGGAATGTGTTTTGCATGACATCCTCGCCCGTCAGTTCCAGTTCCGTGCCATCAGCCAGTACAAGGCGGATTCTAGTGTCAAATTTTCCGCCGCTATTTCCCATAATGTACTTATACTCGTTGCTTACATTGATCATTATGTCACCTTTCAATAATGTCGAAGGACACAGAAGTATACAGTTTAGTGTTCTGCATCCATGTTTTTACGGGAGCCGACCGGTCACCGCAATAAAACTCCCTCGTCTCTTCCCTACCGCTTATTGCATCAGGATAGGTGACGAAAAAGTATTCCGGATTAAACGCTTGCAGTATTGCAGACGTCTGCTCCGGAGTTGTTCCGTTCCATGCCAATGAGAGTTTTCTTTTCTGGCTCGTGCGGAACTTATACATCTTATCGTCCTGCACGACGCGCCCAGCCTCTTCCGAGGATATGTCTTGCAGCCCCCAGGTATAGACAGAGGGCGTTCTTATCTTTACTCCATCAACTTTTAACATCTGCTCTCCTTATAGCTGCTTAACTACCTTGTAACGTCTGTCGCTGCTTTTGCGGCCCTTTTCGACAATCTTGTAAAGCGTTTCACTGTCGGCTAAAATGGTAAGCTCTATCGTCGGGGCCTCGCTGCCCTTACTGTTCATCAGTGCGGCAGCAACTGCATCATATACACCTCTGCTGACAGAATCAACAATCTGGTTATTATTCATGACGCCGGACTGACCACCAAACGAGCCGACCAGTTCCGGCCCCGCTTCATTCGCCACAAACAATTGGCCAGTCCCGACCACGCCGCCCCTTGCAAGTTTGGGGATTTGGGGAACACCGATAGACGGCAGCCAGCCGAAAGGCGCCCCGATGAGGGGCAGTGATAAACTCCTGAGCTTATCCAGTGCGCTGTTTATCCCGTTAAAAGGCAGCGCTATAACTTTGTTAAGGCCGTCTATGATTGCATTGATGACGGTCTTCAGGGCGCTTAGAATGCCGTCCTTAATGCCGTCAAATATTTTTCCACCTACTGAAAAGACTTTCTTAACAGCCTCCCAAGCCTTGGAAAAGATACTTCCAAACCACGTTGCGACGCTGGAAAATGTACTCTTTATGCCCTCCCAGATTCCTTTGAAAAAATCACCAACACTTTTAAATGCTCCCTTGACTCCATCTACCGCAGCTGTGAATTTCTCGCCAAACCACGTACCAACGGATGCGAACACTTCCTTGATCGCTGTCCACTTCCCTGAAAACCATTCGCCAATGGATGCAAAGGCAGCGCATACGGACTCTTTTGCCGACGTAAATTTCTCGCCAAACCAGGTTCCGACTTCGGAAAATATCTCGACGATTTTTTCCCAGATAGCGGTGAAGAGGTCAATAACACCCTGTACAAAGGCTGCAATCCCATTGATCAGGCCTTGTATGATAAAGCCACCAATCTCCGCAAACACGGTAGACGGCGAGTGTATACCGAGCATTGACTTAATGCCGTCTATGATCGGCTGCACAAGGTTATCCCACAGCCAGGAAAAAATACCTACTACGGCGTCTGCTATGCCCTTAAGGAGGCCGAAAACGATGTTACCGCCGCATTCCTCAATTCTCGCGGAAAAGAAATCTCCGATTGATTTTACGCAATCCTCAATAAAGCCCCAGAGCAGATTCGCCAGTCCTCCGATAGCCTGCCCTATGATAAAAGCGAGATCCCGGATAATTCCAGCCCAGTCTATATTGGCCAGAAAATCCGATACTGCCTTCCCGATTTCATACCAGTTTATCTCCGCAAGCGCCGTTTTGATAAAGGACAAAATCCCCTTTATTCCGTCGCTTAGTGTTTTACCGGTTTTTGCCCAGTCAACGGTTGTTATCCAGCCATTAATGGAGGATGACAAAGCGCTGCCAAGACCTGACCAATCAAACTCTGTGACGAATGTATACAGACCGCCGAGAATTGTATTGATTTTTTCGGCAAACGACTTTCCTATCAGCCCCCAGTCCATATTTTGGATGATGGTGTTTAGTGTACCCGTTATCCCGCTGACAATGTTGTTGATAGAAGTCTTAATGGCCTCCCAGTCTAAGGCATTCAGCGCACCGTTGACGCCGCCGCTGACGGCATTTCCGAGGGATCCCCAGTCAAATGTCGTAGCAAATGTATTTGCCGTACGAAATGCGGTATTGATCCCCTGGGACAGGGTACCGCCCACCAGAGCCCAATCTGTCGCCCCGATAAAGCCATTTAAAAATGTCGCCGTGCTCTTAGCAATCTTGTCGAGTGTTGACTGGATCTTATCCCAATTAATGCCGAAAAGGGCCTGGTTCAACTTGTTTCCAATCATCTCGCCGATCTCGGTAAAGTCTGCCAGTCTCCAGGCTTCTTTTATCTTCTCAGCCAGGTCTGCGAATCGGCTGCCAATCTCGACCGTTTCAAACATATCATCAATCGCGACCGTCCCGGCAGATCCAGAACCTGAATCGGAATCCGTTTTACTATCGCGCTTGTTGATCTGGTCGAACCCCATAATAGCGTTCCTATACTTCTCCGTGGCGTCAGCGGCATCCTTTGCAGCGCCGGAAGAATTTGCCAGGCTTGCCGCATAGTCTTCATTAACCTTTGTGGCAGTGACGAAGGTTTTTTGTCCTGTCAAAGCCGCGAATAACTGACCAATCGCAGTGAGCGCCTGCGATATGTACCCGATCAGGGTAGCAAGGATTGGCGCAACCACGTTCAGGATCGGCGCAAACGCTGTAGCAAAGCTGTTTTTAAGTTGGGTTAACGAGGACTTTAGCAGTGACAGAGACTGATTTGTACGATCCGAATACTGAGCAAGATTCTCGAAGCCCGACTTTATACCAGCTATGACCGCTTTTAAGGCCATTCTGATCACGAGCAGTTTAAACATGTTTCCAAGCTTAAAAATACCGCCACACAATTTATTTGCCGCGCCATTTGTCCCGCGCAGTGATCGGCTCGCCCGATTGCCCCCGGATGCCGTATCTTTTAACTTTTTGATCAGAGCGCCAAACAGTCCAGAAGTCTTTTTGACGACGGCCCCGACCCCATTAAGGACGGCCTTAAGCCCCTTAAACGCAGCCGACGCTATGTAGGCGCTCTCACGGAATGCCCGGCCAATAACTGGGATCCCCTGGATGAAACTTGTCACGCTGGCTCTTGCAGACGACATTGCGCTTCTGACCCCCGCGGCTGCCTGCTGGGCGCTTGCGACCGCGGCCTGTGCATAACTCCCATTGCCTGCCGCAGAGGTCGCATATTGCGTATCTCGGCCGGACGCACTAAGGCCATCCATCTGGCGCTGGTAGTATTCAATTTCTGCCGCTGCCCTGCGGATAGCTTCTTCGTTGCGATTCCACTCAGCTGTCGTTCGCGTAACACTCCCGGTTCCATTGGCATCCATCTCAGCTAATTCAGACCGGTAATGTTCAAGGGCGTTGCTTAACTCGTCAATATCGTACTGCATTCGCTGGTATGCATTGCTGCGCCTGCTCCCACCGGTATCCATAAAACGTTCCTGCCGGGCTTGCAGGGATGCAAGTTTTCTTTCCGTGGTCTCTATGTCAGAGGCCACCATTTTATATTCGTCAGACGCAACCGTCTCAGTGTTGCCGACACTTCTTAAAATTTCTTTATTCCGTGTTAACCGCTCAAGCTGCGCGTTTGCTTTTTCGTAGCCGCTGACAGCATCCCGGTATTCGTCTGTAAAAACCGTGACGCCTGCCGCCAGTTTTGCTTCACGGGCGTATTCCCGTGCGCTGGCGGTAAGCGTCCGGAAAAAGTTATTTCTCGCGGCATCCCCGCCTTCATTGCCAAAATCGTTTCCAGCATTAGAATCGTTTATGGAATTCATCGTGTCCCGGAATCCTCCAGCCGCCGCCGTGGCATCTCTAACGCCGCCGGCAACTCCTTCATAGCCCCGCAGCATTGCCTCCGCCTGCCTGTTCATCTCGCTGGTGGCCTCAGCGCCTATTCTTCGAGCCCTCGCCATCTCGGTTCGGAAAGGCTTCGTGACCGCCTCGATTATGACCTGCAATCTCTGCAATGTTGTTCCATTTTCGCTCATCCTTCCACCTCCTCCCTTTAAAGAATAATGACACCTACTCTTCGGCAGATGCCTTAAATTGTGCGTTGTGACGCATCGCGTATGCCCTGCGCCTTTCCTTGTAAGACTCCCACTGCTCTTGCTGTTCGGCCTCCGTGGCTTTCCTCTTTTCTTCTGCGAAAAGCTTCGGAAAGATGTCCCACTGCTTTGACATTCGGACATTCTTGTTCCACACGGAGGCGTATTGCTCGCCAGTTAAGCGGGCCTGTAAAAAAGCCATATTTATAACGGCCTTCTGCTCTTCTAATAGCCGCCGCTGACGGCTTTCCACCAGGGCCACGACCTCCGGGATCGTGGAGGACCAAAAGGTATCAATTGCTATATCACAATCGACCGCCTGGTAGTAGAGCCGCTGAATGATCTCGGTTACAGATCCTCCCGCATCACCTCTATCCGGGCATCCAGATCCTCCCTCTGGCTCTGCGTAAAAAAACCAGATACGGACAGTGTTGGCATAACCACATCGGTGAACAGAGAAAGCAAACTTCCACCCTCCTCCACATACTGGTCAAACATCGTCTGCACCTGGCTAAACTTAATACCATGATGCCAGCGTTTTACCGCCGTCTGTACAACAGTAAGCATAACGCCCAGGGCAGGAATATCTCCCGCCATCATGACATTAAACAGGCCGCGGCCCCATTTTTCCTCCAGCTGGCAAATATCAGCGGTGGTCAGTTTTAACTTATAATCCTCACCACCCACCGCCCAGTAAGCAAAAGCGCGGGGTTTCTGTTTCAATTCCACAACCTTTTCGGTTTCAATCTTTTCGGGCACTTCTTCGTCTATTCCAAATGTTCCCATTTCTCAACGCCTCCTTATACCGGGTCCACAAACGTAATGTTGCTCTGTAATGACATGGCCAGTTCAAATTCAATTACGCCATTCACAGCGCCGCCGGTACGCTTAACGGACACTTGCGCGTCATATCGTGACTTTGTTCCGTCCTTTAAGGTCTCCTCAAATGACAACGTTTTTCCGTCCGCCTGCGCCTGCCGCATCACCCGGTATGGGCTGGTGGCCTCTGTGTTATCGTAGATAAATTTGTAAGTCATGTCCCCCGCATCGCCAATTCCATTTTCATACTGCTTTACCTCTGCGTCCAACGGGGTGTTTTCAACCTTTTCTGGTTCTGTTCCCATATCGGGGATCTCTTTCAGCCCCTTCAAAATGATATACGTGCTGCCTCCGCCCGCTTCTTTGTATCCAAGGGTTGCTCCATTTGCTAACATATTTATTCCTTTCTTTCTTCTACCCTCTGTGGTAGACCTGTTGTGTATTTACGTCAATTATCATTTCGTAGCGCATGACTTTGTGCTTGCGCCCCGAAGGATCGTCAGCATCCTGACACCGGGTTCTCTTTAATCCCAATCCGGACATAGCCGCGTCAACCGCGACAGCAGTTGCGGATGTACTCCGGTTGTGCCAAATATCAATTCTATATCGGCAATAGGACTTCTGTTCAGCCATGTCTGCGTATTCGTAAACACTATTTTCCTCTTCCATGTATTGGATTGCCAGATCCTCCTCCCAGTTCTTGGGGTAGGAGTCGGTCACGTTTTTTGTGACCTGGCATAGTGCCACGTACACCTGATCTTTTACGTTTAACATTTTTAATCCCTTTCAAATTGTGCAGAAATCGCGTCCCCCAGGATCTCTGCGGCCTTGTCCTCATTGTTTTTCAGGGCAGGGTACATAAAGGGCTGAGCTGCCTGGCCATTGGACTGATAGAAGCGCCCTTCGGGTGTATCAATATAGAACCATCCATACTTTTCAGCCGTTACCGCGTCTACCTGGCTCTCGTGCATCCACCAGGGCGATTGTGAATATGCCGGGGTAATCACCGGAGATATTCCCTCGTGGCTTGCTTCACCGCGCGGGCCCGTACCCATCTCAACGTAGGGTGCATACTCTTTGTTAGTGTAGCAAATCCCGTACACCACATCGTCCCGGACTTCAACCTCTGTATAGATACTCTCCCGCAACTCACCATCATCAGTCGGGCATAGCTCTTTTGCATGCCCCTGAACGAACTTAATAGACTCACTGACGGCGGCTATTGTATTTTCGACCGATCCGGCGCGTTCCAGCTTGATGAGCCGCCGCGATAGTTCATCCGCTCCCCGAATCATAGCTTTTCGAGCTCCATTCGTAACGGCGTGTAGGGCTTAATTGCTATGATGCGATAATCCGGTTTCACTCGGGGCGCTGCATATACGCAGATTCCGTCAAGTTCAGATAGGGTCATACCATCAAAGCAATACAGCACCTTGCCCTTATCATCTACCGTGATACTGTATGCCCCCTCTACTTTACAGTTACGGATATAATCGAGACGTTGGCCGTATTTCTCGGCCTGCACCTTCCCCCCGGCCGGCCAGACTTCGGCGCGGAAAGGAAGCGCGGCGCCGAAGTATTCATATGTGTTACCCTCGCTATCCTTCTCCAGCAACCGGTTCCGAAGGTAATATTGCTGTATTCTGTTTTGCCGTATTCTCATAAACCTCACCCCCGATTCGTGCCAGCCGATATCGGTTAAGCACATCAAAAATTTGTTTTGGAGCATCGTTAAAACTGTATGACTCCCCGCCCTCGCTTCGGCTGTTTTCCCCTTCAGTGCCGCGGCGGTTATATGCAATTAACGCAAGATCACGTATGGTCTTGCCAAGTTGCGTAATCAATACAGTACGGTTTGTAT